CGCTGCGTTCAAACTCTCAGAGAACATATCCGAAACACCGGAAGGTTTTCTGATATGCGTCGGAGTTCCGATCGGTCGAACCGGATCGATGATGTACGCGCAAGGGGACTTTCCTGACAATCTCGACGCCGATGAGAGCGGACAAGTCGAAGTCTCTCGCGAGCCGGAGGAGTTATTCAGCCCGGTAACAATCGCGTCGTTTCAAGGAAAGCCTCTCACGATCACTCATCCGAATGATTTCGTGAACCCACAAAACTGGTCCTCTCTCGCCAAAGGGACTCTTCAAAACGTGAGACAAGGCGATGGAGTTAACGAAGACGATCTTCTCGCAGACATCCTCATCACGGACTCAGTCGCAATTTCTCTTGTAAAGAATGGTTTACGCAGCTTATCGTGTGGATATGAGGCTGAATGGGTCCCGACTGGAAAAGGGAAAGGCATTCAGAAAAACATCATAGGAAATCACGTCGCATTAGTTCATGAGGGACGCGCCGGTCCCGGTTACGAAATACGGGATCACAAAGGGGTAAAATCAATGGCAAAGAAATCATGGGCCGACAAACTGAAAGCCGCTCAATCAATTTTCGCGAAAACAGTAGATGAGGCCATTGCAGAGGAAAAAGAGCCGAAGAAAAAAGCCTCCGACGAAGGTGAGAAAATGACCTACGACGAAATGGTGAAGGTCTTTAAAGATCTCGGCGAGAAAATCGATTCGATGAAATCATCGAAAGACGAAGCACCTCCTTTCGCCAAAAAAGAAGAAAAGAAATCTGAAGACGAAGGTGAGGATCAAGATCCCATCAGTGCTTTTGAAGAACGCTTGTCTGCACTCGAAGCCGCAGTTTCGAAATTGATCGAAGGTGAAGTTGGCGAAGATGAAGGTGAAGACGAGGGCGAGGACGAAGGCGAAGATGAAGCCGACGACAAAGAAAAAGATGAATCAGAAGATGAGGGCGAAGACGAAGCCTCAGAAGATCCAGAAAAAAAAGGAAAAGACGCTAAGTCCTGTCTTGTTGGAGACGAGAAATCACGAGCAGAGATCCTGGCCCCTGGAATTAAAGTGTCGAAAAATCTTAAAGTCGAATCACTGAAGGCCGCCTATAAAACGACCGACGGGAAAAAGGCGATCCATACCCTCACCGGAGGGAGAGCACCGGCTCTCGATTCAAAAGAGAAAGTCGATATGCTGTTCCTTGCAGCATCAGAGCTATTAAAATCATCTCGAAAAACGAATCTTGCGTCGACTCGAGCTCGATCAAATGATTTTCAATCAGTGATTTTCACTGATGGACCTATGACGCCAGAGAAAATGAACGAATTAAACGCGAAAGTTTACGCAATTAAATAGGGGAGACCGACCATGACAGCATACTTGTATCAAGCACCCGCTGGCGTTCCTGGAGACATCAGTAGACCCGACGAAACCAGTGTGGAACCTGCGGTTCTAATCGCTGTGTCGACCGTCTTTGCTCAGGCATACGGGATCCCCATGGTTTACGCAACCGGAGGCATCAGTCAGTTCGGAGGCGGAAACGCAGCTGCGGACTTTGCTGGCGTTCTTATCCGAGAGGCCCCATCAGAAGGCGGATCGATCTATCCGAACTCAAACGATAACGTTCCGAACCCAGTCGTGCCTCATGGGCTCGCTGTTCGTGGATATGTCTCTGTAGCTTGTCCGACCGGAACTCCTGCTCGAGGCGGTGTAGTTTATATCCGAACTGTAGCGTCGGGATCGAAAAACATCGGTGACTTCGAAGCAACGTCTGATCCTGGTAACAACGTGGCTCTGTCTCTCACGCAAGCTTCATGGGCTGTAGACGGAAAAGACGGCGCGAACAACACTGAAATTCGAATAGCTCGATAACTTTTTAAAGGGGATAGCAATGGCAACACCTATGGGTCGCAGATTCAGAACAAAGGATTCGGCACTCGCTTATTTCGTCAACCAGCTTGAGAATCTGGATAAGCGACTCTATATGCCACTTACCAGCGTTAGCTGGGGCAGAGATATCAAGCTCCGATCCGGCATCTCAATGTCGAACGAGAGCACAAGTTTCATTCGTTCCGCATTCGCTGGTAGTGGGACGCTTCAGAATACCAAAGGAAGTTTCCCTTGGATCTCGCCTGAGTCGAACGATATCCCCGGCGTGAGCATTGATGGTCAAAAAGTTGTGTTGCCCTTGCGACTCTTAGCTCGTGAAGTGAGCTTCACTTCGGTCGAGCTCGAGAGATCACAACTGACCGGGCAACCAATCGATGCGATGAAATCAGACGCATTGAATATGCTCTATCAAATGAACACCGATCAAATGGTGTACATCGGATCAGATGATGTCGGAGCTAAAGGTCTTTTGAATTCCGCTGGGATCACATACGGACCCGTTGCGAACGGAGCCGGTGGATCACCTCTCTGGTCAACTAAAACTCCGGACGAAATCCTTGCCGATGTGAACACGCTCTTGAACAGCACATGGCAGGCCTCGGCATTCGCAGTATGCCCGAATAAATTGCTCTTGCCCCCTGCGAACTTCAGTTACATCGCATCTCAAAAAGTGAGCTCTGCCGGTAACGTGTCGATCCTGAAATTCTTGAAAGAGAACAGCATTGCACTTCAAGTGAATGGCGCCGAACTCGATATTCAGCCCGTGAAATGGCTGACCGCTGGTCAAGCGACCTCGGTAAACCGAATGGTTGCCTACACGAACGACGAAATGCGTGTGCGCTTCCCGATGGTTCCGATTCGACGTGAGACCGCCTACTACAAAGGCATTCGATTCACTGCACCTTATCTCTGGGCATTCGGTGAGCTCGAAATTCCATATCCTGAGACTATTCAATACGCAGACGGGATCTAATCCCCTCCGCGAGAGGATCTGTTCGATGAAACTGAAATTCAATCATCCTATCGTACTTGATGGGATTCACTATCATCCCGGGATCCACGAGGTCCCGGACAAGTTCGAAGGGCACTGGTTCATCGAACAGGCAAAGAAGGTCGGACATCTCGAGCATCACGAGCATGAAGAGAAAGTCTCCGAACCGAAACAGATAGACGAAGAGAAGTCCGAGAAAATAGACAAAGAGTCTCCGATCGAAGACGAAAAATCAGAAGCACAAGAGAATGAATCATCGAAACCCAAACGTGGCCGAGGTTCGAGGAAACTCAAATCGGAAGAGGCCACGAAGGAATGACTAGATGGATATCACCGCGTTTCGAACAGAATTCCCTGAATTCGCCGACACGACGGCCTATCCTGATTCGCAGTTAAGTTTCTGGGCCTCCGTGGCCGAACTCCAAATGGACCGAGATCGATGGGGATATGATCCCCTTGCACCAACCGACATGTATCGAACTGGCGTGAAGCTATACGTCGCACATGAGATCGTCATAGCAAGACAGAACGTCAGCTACGCGGCTGTCGGTGGGAATCCTGGACAGCATGGAGGGATTGCGAATTCCAAAAGCGAGGGGCAAGTCTCTATCGGTTTCGATTCATCCACTCAGACCGAGAAAGACGCCGGGTGGTGGAACCGAACCACGTACGGCATTCAGTACGTCCGGCTCATGAGGATCTTCGGCACCGGGACGATACAGCTATGAGCGAGCCATCTCTCTCGATTAAAGACTTCACTAAAGAGTTTATGGAATCGATCAAGTCTTTCAAGACCAAGGAAACACTCGTCGGAATTCCTGAGTCGAAAACGAAGCGTCGTGGCGATGATCCGATCGGAAACGCGGCAATTCTGTATATTAACAACTTCGGCTCACCTCAGAGAAATATCCCTCCACGCCCAGTCATGGATATCGGGATCAGAAAAGCACAGGACGAGATCGTACATGAGATGAGAAAATGCGCGACCGAAGCGTTCGAGAAAAGGGCCAAAGCCTTGGACCTCTACTACGAACGAATTGGAATCATCGCGTCACAAGCCATCAAAAAAGTGATCAATGATCAGGACGGGATCGAACCGCCATCCCCCGCCACCCTCGAGGCTCGGAAGTATCTCACGAAAAAGAAAATGAACGGCGAGCGCGTTGGCTTTCAAGGAACGAAGGCGCTCGTGGTTACGGGCCAGCTTCGTAACTCCATAACTTATGTGATTCGGGAGAAATAAAATGGCCCTTATCGATGTCACTGATGTTGTGCTGGACCCGGACTTTCTGAGCCCGATCAGCCTCATTCATCGCACAGCATCGGTTAATACCTACGGCCAGAACGTGCCGGTCGAGGCGACGCCGATCTCGACTTGGGCCTCGGTTCAACCCGCGTCCGGGAAAGATCTTCACAGACTTCCGGAAGCATTTCGACAATCGGATATATGGACGTTCTATTGCAAAGCGCCAATCATTTCGGACGGCATCGGTATCTATCCGGACATCATTGTTTACAACGGGTCTCGTTACCAGGTTCAGCTTGTGAACTCATGGCTTCAATGGGGCCAGGGATGGAATCAGGCAATCTGCATTAGAGAGAGGCTATCGACATGAGCAATACTTCTGCAACGGGTGGTTATCTTGCTCCGGTTTCGACAGCACCTATCCCGGGCGCGCTCACACTCAATCAGTTCCTTCAAACGGTTCTCGTCGGCATCTCGGGTTACGACCCCACACTCGTGCGTCCGAAATTTCAGATGGATCCTCCGAAGCCTCCTGATATCGGAACGGATTGGATCGCTTTCTGGGTCGAGACCTCGAGCATTGACGCGAATGCGTACACCGGACTCGATAGCATGGGCATCTATTCGCTTCAGAGACATCAGTTACTCAGTATTCAGATGTCTTTCTACGGACCGAACTCGGGGGATAATCTTCCGGCTGTGATCGATGGGTTTCAGATTCAGCAAAACCTGGACGCATTGAGATCTGCTAACATGGGCTTTCGAGGATCGACGAATCCGATTCATGCACCGGAACTCATAGGAGAAAGATGGGTCGATCGATGGGACGCGACCGTAGAAGTCCCAAGACAAATCATACGGACATATCCGGTGCTTTCTTTTGCATCAGTTCGCGGAAGCATCCATACTGTGCTCGAGAACAACTACAGTTCAAATTTCAATGCGGGGGGGCCATGAGATTCATTCTTTCACTCTTGTTTATATTAGGATTCGGCCTCTATTCCGAAGCGGTGAGTTTTTCCTCTCCAGTCATGACGACCGCAACGGTAACCAGCACACAAGTCATGGCAGCCAACGGATTCCGAACTTATTTTCTTCTCGTCAATAATGGTTCAAACGCAGTCATCATAAAATTTGGCTCAGTTCAAACG